CCTTGCAGATAATAAAGGCTTGAAAACGGAAGATAAACAAACAATGGAGAATGTAAATGACAGCTCAATCTAGCATTAACTTGGTTTTAAACTTTGCAGGTGAGGCCAATAATATTATACCTCGAATGGGTAGACTTTATTGTCCGAACAATACGCTTTCAGAAATTGCAGCTGCAGGATTTCTTGATAATTACCTGAATACTTCAAGCACAAGTTTGCTTGCAACTGATTTTGTGATGGCGGTTGCATCAAATGGACATCAGATTTATAAGCCAGTGTTTACGAATGGCTCCTGTCAATTAACTGTTTTACCATAACTTTAAAAGGAGATTTAGGAAATGTTATTTAGTGATGCATTAGAACTGATGGAGCAGGGTGAGACGGTATGTCGTGAGGCATGGTCACTTGAAGATGGGTATTTGAAATTCATGCCAGGCATGAAGTTTGTGTGGAAAATTGTATTGCTGCCTAATCCTAATGCTGGCAACTACATTTTTTCAGTCGAAGACTTTAAAGCTTGTGACTGGAAAAAATTTTCAATGCCCACTCAGGCAATTGATGCAGAAATAGCAAAAGCTGCTTAATAGTTCCTTGATATAAGGATTAAAACTCGACTTTGGCATAAAAATGTTGAAGTCGAACCCAAAGGATGGGGTAGGAAATATGGAAATCATAGCTGAACAAATGGACATTGAGGACATTGATTCTATCAACGAGGAGCTACAAGGGCGTCTTGAAGATGCAGGAATTGATGAGGCTGAGGTTTTGAAAAAAGCACGTGAAGACATGGTTCTCTGGGATGGATATTTCGGTGAGAACATGGTTCGAGGCAAAGATGATATGAACTTTGTCTTACGCGACCAATGGTCAGCTGTTGAACGTTCTGAATTTAGTCGCCTATTTAAGCCTGCAATGACATTCAATAAGCTTTATGATACAACCAAAAAAGTAATTGGTGAGCAGCGCAAGAATAAACCAGACTTGATGGTACGCTCATTAACTGGTAATTCAAAACAAAATCAGATTGATTTGCGTGCAGATTTGGTTCGTACAATTTCCTATCAGTCACAAAACGATTTGGTTTATCAAACAGCGTTTCGTTCAGCACTTATGATGGGTTATGGCGCCTTTGAAATAGTTCTTGATTATGAAAGTCCTAAGTCCTTTGACCAAGTCATTCGCTTTGATTTAATTCCTGATGTAACCCGCACATCCTTTGATCCCACAGCCATGAAACCACATAAAGGGGATGGAAACTTTAGTGCAAGACAATTTGTCTATACAAAGGAAGAATTTTACGCAACCTATCCATGGGTTTTAGATCCAATTTCATATTCAGATCCCCGTTCACTATTAGATTTTCAGTGGGAAACAAGGGATACCATCGTTGTTGCAAAATATTCCAGGAAAGAATGGTACCCATTGAAAGTACTTCTTCTAACAGATGGCACAACTGTTACTGAAGATGAATGGCATGATATGCAAAAAGACATTTCGATGCAAAAAAAACTTGCCGAGGGCTCACAAGTTGTTGGGGATATCATCAGGCAAACAATTCCCGAAATTCATGGTGAGCGCATAAGTAAAGATTATAAAATACGCCAATACATGCTCACTCAAAATCAAATCATAGATTATAGTGATTGGCCATCAAAGTACTTGCCTCTCATATTTGTAGATGGGGATTCAAATTTCATCAATGGGCAGCAATATACCCGTTCTTTCATTCATGAGGCAAAAGATGCACAAAAGTTTGTGAACTATGTAGGCTCTGAGGTTGCCGCTGAAATTAAAAATAGGCGCCGCGAGCAATGGTTAGGTACACCTGACAACATCTTAGGTAACGAGCAGATGTGGCGAAATCCAGAACTTCAAAACGGTATTTTGATTGCAAAACCAGACCCAAAAACAGGAGCCATGCCAAATAAATTGCCTCCATGGGAATTATCTCAAACCTTATTGCAACAATATCAACGCGGCTGTCAGGATATGCGTGAAATTCTTGGGTTTTCTGAAACAGAAGCCCTTCAAGGTCGTGACATGTCAGGCAAAGCGCGCCGTGAGCGTAAAATGGAAGGCTCAATGTCGGCTTACGTGTTCTTTGATAACTTAAATCAAGCAATAGAGCAGGGTGGTCGTGTTGTTCTTGATTTACTGCCAGTCATTGCAGGAGAGAGAGAACGTCATATGGTGGTATCAAAAGCTGATGGGCGAACCGATTCCATTACCTTAAACAAAGTGACCGGACAATCTGAGAGCGGGGAACCAATTCGCGAAAATGCACTAGACTCAGGAGACTATGATGTTGAGATTGATACAGGACCAAGTTTTGCAGTACAAAAGGATATAGCACTTGAATTTATGCAGCAAACCCTTCAAGCAAACCCTCAGGTATTCCCGTTAATTGCTGATTTATGGGCTAAGAATTTAGATGTACAATTCATGCCTCAAATTGCTGAGAGATTTAAAACAATGGTACCTCCTGAAATCCTTGCAAAAGAGGAAGGGAAGCCACCACCTCCAAAACAACCAAATCCACAAGAGATGATGGCCCAGCAACAAATGCAAGCCCAGCAACAACAAATGCAGATGAACGAACAAAAAATGCATCTTGAAGAACAAGCTTTAATGGAACGTGCTGAAGAGCTTAAAATTCGAAAAGAAAAGCATCTTCTTGAACAAGCTGAGATGATTTTAAAAGCACAAGAGATGAAGTCTAAAATGGGGCTTGAGCAGCAAAAGATTAAGATTGACCACGGAAAACTCTTGCTTGATGCAGATAAAACAGAAAAAGACTTTTCCGCAAAGCTTGCATCTCTTTTAAGTGATATGCATAAGCACAATAATCCTCATGTCAGAGACGATAGGTAATCTTTACACGAACAATGAAGATAAAAACCCTTATGCAGCGGGATATTAAACCCCGCTGCCTGTCTTATCTCTGATAAACGCTGATGAAACCAAATCTTCCCATCTCCTCCCTATATACGGGGTAATTTTTCAACAAATAGTTCTTTATAATTCTCTAGTCGATGAAAGGATTTCATCAGGGTTTCGGGCCGCCGTAGGTCATGGGCATTTTATATGTCGAATGGAGAATTGTAATTCATGGACGAAGATGAAAATGCGCTTGCTGAAAGTGTAAGCGGAGATAATGAAGATGTGGAAAATGGTGGCGTTGGTCCCGGTGATTCAGAGGAACAAGGAGTTTCTGCGGATGACCAAGGACTTAGCGACGATCCCTATGGCGTCAAAAAGCGCTTAGGGATGCAGGCTAAAAAGCATCAACGAGAAATGCGACAAATGCAGGAGCAATTGACCCGCATGCAATCGCTTATCGGTGGTGACAGTGCAGACCCTCACGCATCTTTACATAACTCCAATCCTTATCCATCTCCTGGCCAGCCTAATCCGCCTGCCATGAGTGAAGAGGATAAAATACAAAAGGCCGTACGCTACGCTCTTGGTGCTAAAGAACACGAAGAACGTTTAGCTAAAGATGCGGAACGTCAGGCTCATGTACATAAGCAATATCAGCGCTTAAATGATGAGTTTGATAGAGCATCTGACAAATACGAGGATTTTGATGACGTAGTAAGAGCGGACGACATCCCGTTTACTCCACACGTGCGGGACGCACTTTTACTTGTTGAAAATCCAGCTGAAGTAGCTTACAGGCTTGGTAAAAACAAATCAGAACTGTCACGAATTTCACAACTCCACCCCTTAGATCAGGCGCGCGAGGTTAATAAGCTGTCTTTTTCTTTGATGGGAGGACAAGGGAAACCAACATCCTCAGCAAAATCTAGCCCCATGGGCTCCATCAGAGTAAATCCTGCTCATTCCTCAACGGCTGTTACGGACAAAACACCGCCATCTGTCATCAGAGCGCGGATGAAGGCCGGCACATGGAAGTGATTGGAAGGTTTTAAGGATAAAACCAGCTAAACCCTAGGTCACTTGCATTGCCATTAAAGGATTAATGGAGACCTAGCTCATGGCTAACCAATTTATTACAACTGACCTTGTGTCAAATACCGCTTTGGCAATGTTTGCCAACAATGCCCCCTTTGTAATGACAGCATCCCGTATATACCAAGATGATTTTGTATCAAGTGGCTATAAAATCGGTGACACATTACAAGTAAGACGCCAAAACCATTTCATAGTTGGTGACGGCTCCGTGGCAACACCACAATCAATCATTGAAACGGTTGAAACAATTGTGGTCGCACACCAATACCACGCACTAATTGCATATACCATCCAAGATTTGTCTTTAAGAATTGAGGACTTCTCACGCTTATTTATAGCGCCCGCAATACAAGAAGTCATCACACAGATGGAAAAAGACATCGCATCATCTGCAGAACAAGAACTAAACTTCTTCACAGGTACTGCAGGTGTTGCAATCAACTCATTCACAACTGTTGATACAGCTGGAGCTAAACTTCTTGAACAAGGTGTAAACATCGCATCCGATGCCTATATGGCAATGACAGTACGTGATGGCTCAAGCCTTAAAGGTGCGCTACTCAATAACTTCACCCCTGTATTTAACGAAGACATAGTA